CTTTAGTAGCAATTCTTGACTTCCTCGGAATGGCTTTAAGTTGGGTTTTAAACGGATTACTCTTTTGGCGAACTGTAGCTATACTAATCACTACACAAAACATTGCCCTATCGGCATCACTAAAGGCTATAGCTTTCGGTTTCCTAAACATTGCTCGTACCGGTATAGTTACCGCCATAGGAGCATTAAGAGTCTTTTCCTTAACTTTGCTGACCACCCCTGTAGGATGGTTTCTCCTTGCGGTATCTGCAATAGCAGGAGTTGCTTACCTTATTTACAAAAAGTGGGGTGCCATCGTCGGCTTCTTTAAATCCATCTGGGGAAAGCTTAAATCTGTATTTTCGGGAGTCATTGAATGGTTTAAATCGCACATTAGAAGCTTTTGGAACATTTTTAAGTGGACACCTGTAGGATTGTTAATACAAAGTTTCCAGAAACTTTTAAACTTTCTCAAAAACATAAACCTATTTGCAGTGGGAAAAAAGATAGTCACAACCTTATGGGAAGGTATTAAGTCAGTTGCTAAAAAACCTATAGAGGCTATCAAAAGTGTAGTATCCAAAATTAGGAGATTTCTCCCTTTTTCCCCTGCAAAAGAAGGACCGTTAAAGGACTTACATAAAACGGGATTTAAACTCGTGGAGACGATAGCCCAAAGCATTACACCTTTACCTATAGTTAAAGCCTTAACTAATGTTTTGCACATACCTTCCTTAAAGGAAATGCCTACACTTCAAACAGCTCCTATATCGGGAGCTAAATTCGGCACAGGGCAAATTGTTTTAAACACAAATCTCACATTCAACATAGCGGGTAAAATGACAGAACACGAAGTAAAGCATGTCGCGAGCATAACGGAAGAAGAACTAAGGAAGTTGTTGAAGCGAATATTCAGAGAACCTCGCTGGTATGTAGATTAAGGAATTATTTCCCCATTAGAGGGTTCCTCTCTCTCATCTTTAATCCCTAATGTTGGAATTTGTCTGGGCGGATAGCACCCAAATTTTAAGCGATTTGATAAAAACCTATCAAACTATTTCGGGACGAACTATCCGCCCGGCTGACCCTGTCTACAATTTCCTTTCCACCTTAGCGTATGTCGTAACTTTTCTTAAGCATTCTATTAACTACACAGGTAACCAAAACCTCCTCCGCTATGCGGAAGGCGAAAATTTAGATGCCCTTGCGGAGCTTTACGGCGTTAAAAGGCTCCCAGCAAAACCCGCAATAACCACATTAAGGTTTTATATAGAGCAACCTCTCCCCTTTGAGGTAGTGATTCCCAAGGGAACCAGAGCTACCCCCGACGGACAACTTTTCTTTAAAACCACCGAAGAAGGGAAGATAGAACCCGGGAACACATATGTAGACATCCCAGCCCAATGCACCACCTCCGGGGGAATTGGAAACGGGTTCCTCCCCGGGCAAATCAATCAGCTCGTAGACCCTATTCCATATGTAGTTAAAGTTGAAAACATAGCAACCACCCTTGGAGGTTCCGATGTAGAAAGCGACGAGCGGTTTAGGGAGAGAATTAGGCTTTCCCTTGAAAGGTTCTCCACTGCAGGGCCCCGTTTAGCCTACGAGTATTGGGTTAAAACAGCCCATCAAGATATAACTGATGTTTCAGTTTACTCTCCCCAACCGGGTGTAGTAAAAGTTCACTTTTTGGTTAAAAACGGAGAACTCCCTTCCGAAGATATGCTTAACCTCATAAGGAACTTCCTCAACCAAGACAAAATCCGCCCCCTTACGGATTTAGTTTTAGTAGAACCTCCCGAGGTGGTTAATTACGAAATCAAACTCACCTATTGGATACACAAGAAAGACGAACCTTTAGCGGGCCTAATTCAAAAAAGAGTCCAAAAGGCGGTATCCGATTTTGTAGCTTGGACAGGCTCAAAAATTGGAAGAGACATCCTTCCGGAAGAACTTATACAAAAAGTAAAAGAAGCAGGCGCTTATAGGGTAAAAGTGGGCGCCCCCACCTATACCGAAATCTCCCAATCTCAAGTAGCCAAAGCCTCCAATGTCCAAATCACCTATGGGGGTCTTGTAGATGATTAAGAAGCTCCTCCCGCCGAGTCTAAACCAAAAACCCTTCAAAGAGATTGCGGAAGCGTTAGACATACAACTACAAAAAGTCTGGGAGGAGCTTGTAAATGTCCTTATCTACCCCCGCATAGACGAGATAGAGGATGAGGAATTATTAGACCTTTTAGGGTGGCAATTTCACATAGAGGGGTGGGAACTTGCTAAAACGATAGAGGAAAAGAGAAGGTTAGTTAAGAGTGCAATAGAGCTGCATAGGTATAAGGGGACGCCCTACGCTATCAAAAAAGTTTTGGAAGCTTTGGGATTGGTAGGAGAAGTCAAAGAGTGGTTTCAATATGGAGGGAAGCCTTATAGGTTCAAGATAGATTTAAGTTCTGTCAACCGAGAAATAACTCCAGGGTTAAGAGACAAACTTATAGAGTTGATAAACGAATACAAAAACGAACGTTCTTGGCTTGAAGAAATCGCACTTTCCTACCTTGCCCGTGGCTCCGTTTACTGGGCCGCAGGCAACCTTGGTGAGCAAACAGCTCTTACTGAATTCCAAAAAGAGTTTACCCAAGTCGCCTTAGGAACCACTTATTGGACTGCAGGAAGTTTAGGAGAGCAGAGTGCAACAGGGAGGTTTGAACAATGACCACTCCCGTTGGAAAAACGGTTTTAACTGCGAAGGGTTTGTTGGCTCTAACTGATGCAACTCGTTTAGGAAAGAAAATCACACCCAAATATTTCAAGGTTTCCAGCAGAGATTACGATATCTATCCCGGTATAGATTTACAAGACCTATCCAACGTTTGGCACCAAGGCGATATTTCGGGAGTATTCCCTATAGATGCTAACACTACCGAATTTTTGATAGATATACCACCCGAGAAGGCAACTAATTTCGGCCGCACCTTTGGATTGTATTTAGAAGATGGAACTTTGTTTTTAGTGGGTAAACCTCCCTACCCTTTCGCCCCTTTGATGCGGCAAACTTTCAAAATGCAGCTTGTATGGTTAAACGCAAACGAAATTATTGATTTCAGGTATATTCCTTTCTACGAGACAGAGCAGGATTTAGATTTGCTGCATACTTCCATAGTTCTTGGTGAGGGAATTCTCCAGCTCCGAAAAGAAATTGTGCGTTTAGAGAAAGCAAGAGAAAGATTATTCGAAAATGATAAGGAGTTAAAACAATATGCCGATTATCTTCAATCTCAAATAAATCTTTTGAAAGAGCAGCTTGAAACTTTATATGTCAATCAGGTTGCTCTTTATACAACCGTGGTCTCTCAAGGAACCCTTTTACTTCAGTTGAAATCTGATGTTGAAAGAATGAAAGGAGGTGTGTAAATATGACGTTTAATTTTGCAGAATTACAACAAGCTTACTTAAGAAACCTTGAAACAATTAACAACATCATTGAAATGCTACGCAAACTCCCCGGAACAGGCTATCAGCAGGTAGAGTATTACGACAGAAATGGAAATTTGGTGACTAAAAACATACCGAACATTGGTCAGCTAATAAACCAGTTCCAACAAGGTGTAAACTCAGTCATGGCTAAAACCATTTATGTAGATGCGGAAAATGGTTCAGATGAAACAGGTGACGGAACTCAAAATACACCGTTTAAGACTTTACAGAAAGCTATCGATAGTGTGCCTTCCGGAGGACATGGCTATATTCACCTTTTGAGTGATTATATAGTAGATTCAGATATTGTAATTGCAAACAGAATGATTGATTTTTATCCTCAAGGATGGGAAATCATATTCAAACCAACTATTAGAGGCTTAGGTAATGAAAGATATAAGGGTGTTTACAAAATATTTTTATACAATTCATATTTAAGTATTTATGCGGAACCCGGAAGTGTTATGAAAGTTTCTGAAGACTATCCCGATGATTGGAATAACGCACATAATCATGCAGGTTCAATGACCTTATTCACCGCAACCAGGTCATTTTTAAGAATCGCTTTTAATGGTAAAGGTCAGAGAGATTATAACTTAAAAATACCTAGTG